CTGCACCTTTGGTTGGAGTTTTCTTTTCGACAAGCTGTGCATCCAATGCTGCATGAATTTCAGCAACCTTGTCCGCTCCACCAATAGCAGCTTGCGCCCAAGTGATTGCTTGCGCTTCTGTCACGTCGTCATAAGCAACCATGTCGCTGGAGTCTGCAGCTTCAAGACCAACAGAGCCATAAGCGCCAGCGCTATACGTTCCATCCTCATCAGTGGCATTCACTGTGTAGTGGAGCGTGTTAATCATGCCATCAGACAGAGTGCGATCACATTGACCGACTTTCCAAACGTAGGTGTTTGCCATAGTTAAACGAATGCAGAATCAGTGTAAATGGAAAGCCCCGCATTGCCACGGGGCGGTTTACTGTCAACCAGCTTCAAGAGCTGCGACTTTGGTTTCTAGGGTTTCAATACGACCGATAGCTTCTTGTAAAGCAGCAGTTAATAGAGGCACCAGCTTAGCTTGATCGATTCCTTGATATACAGGATTACCGTCATCATCAACTTCATTGTGAGTTCCTGTTACTGCTTCAGGAACAACCAGTTGCGCTTCATGGGCAAGGAAACCATCAACGGTTGTTTCACTATCAGTGATAAAGTTAAAACGATACACTGGTAATGTTTTTAAACGAGGGATTGCAGCAGATAAATTAACAACGTTTTCTTTTAAACGATAGTCGGAACTAGTATTAACGGAAATAGAACTGCCGCTACAAGTAATACTGCCAACAACGCCATTGGAGCTAGCAAAACGCATAAGATGACCGCTAGAACCAGTAATTTTTACAGCAAGAGCATACTCTCCGGAATGATCACCCATAACTTGCAATGCTTCGGCATAAGATTCGCTATTAGTATCATTAATAATGACACGACCTGATGCTGAAATTCTCATCCGCTCAACTGGACTATCTGTTTGATCAGGTGTTGTACTAAATACAAGTCGTCCAGGTGTATCACTGCCGCCAGGAAGGGCATCAATGAAGCATTCAATTTTTGCAGCCTGCGAAACAAAATCGGTACCATCACCTGCACACCAGAATATGCCGCCTACTGAATCATCCGTAGCTACATTGTGCGGAATTGTACCCCTTGATTTTGCAATCTGAATGCCAGCGCCTTCGGCATTATTGCCGCGATTAATAACTGAAATTCGTGAGGTTGCAGTAGTTGCACCTTCAACTTGCAATGCACAATCGAGACCGTTAATAGGAATAGTCGAAGAATTCCCCACCAACAGCCTGCCCGAGCTGTCGATTCGCATTCGCTCGGTGTCATTCGTTCCAAACAACAATGCGTGATTGGAAGCAGTTTTTAAAATTGCACCATCAGAATGTGTACGATAAACACCAATGTGAGAACTTGAATCTGTAACCTTTAGTCCGTATCCAGTTGCTCCGTTTAGGTGGAGGGTATCGCTTGGCGACGTTGTACCAATCCCAACATTTCCCGAGCTGTCTTGGAATAAACCATTGTTAAGCGATGGGTTGCCGGTTAAAACTTTAAACGTTTGAGCAATAATATCTACAGGAGCCCTAGCAGATGTGTTGCGGTTATATGAACTAACCTCATTAGTTCCAGAAGTATGTCCAAGTTCAAGACCTTCAGCGCCGCCATTTGAAACTACAAATTTAGTAGCAGGCGACGACGTTCCAATCCCAATATTGCCCGAGCTGTCGATTCGCATCCGCTCGCTGGAAACACCAAAAGCAAGCGCATTATCTGAATGGTTGTAAAGAATATATCCAGCAGTATTTGCAGCAGCGTCAGCAAATCTAATTTGGCTAGAAGTTGATGCGCCAATCGTTATACCTTGCTCTCCTACACTTGTACTGCCAACAACCAGATTATCAGCACCACCATCGGCGTAGTTAGTCGTAGTTCCAAGCAACACATTGCCCGAGCTGTCGACAACAATGCGTGACGTTCCAGCAGTTGCAATACCAAACTGATTAGACCCTGGCGAATAAATACCAGTATCCGTATCAGTTCCTGAATACAAACTAACCGCAGCAGCAGAGCCAGCTGGATACGCCAACTTGCCATTAGCACTCAACAATCCAGTAACAGCAACCGTTGAATCAAACGTTGCCCCACTCGTTACATCTAGCGTTCCAGGAACATCAACGTTGCTCGTAAATTCAACGCCTGATCCACCGGCATCAGTCTGCAGCAGTTGACGCGCAGTGCCGTTTGCAAGCTTGCTAACTGCAATCTCTGCACTAGCGTTGATATCACCATTGTTAATAGTTCCGTCTAAAATCATCGTGCTAGTGACACTGCCGGTATCACCAGTTGTTACGACCGTTCCAGTAACGTTTGGCAGCGTAATGGTGCGGTCAGCTGTTGGATTAGTGACCGTTAAAGTTGTCTCATAATCATCAGCTGATGAACCTTCAAACACCACATTGGTGCTAGTTCCAAGGTTCAAGTCACCAGTCATTGTGCCGCCAGCTTTTGGCAGCTTTTCAGTGTCAAGCTCTTGAATACCAGCCTGCACATCAGTGGCAACAATGTTGCCAGTAGCAATTAACGAAATATTGCTAGCTGTTTGACCAGCAATAGCGTTAGAAACGTCGATTAATGAATACTCAGTTCCGACACCCTGTGACAGCAACATGTCAGGTGGTGCAAGTGCAACAGCAGGTGCCGCTCCAGATCCTGTGCCGCTTGTATCCACAACCACGTAGTGGTTTAAATTAGTTACCGCTGGAGCTGGTAGAGCGCTTCCAACAGAAAAGCCAGCAGCGGAACCAGCAGACGTTACACTGCTCATTTGGTTCGTATTAGCGTTATACGCGCCAGCATTAACCAGATTTCCTGATAACACCGTTATGGGCACAAATGCAGACCCGGTATATATATACAGATCTTGAGTGGTCTCGTCGTAGAAAAACTGTCCCTTAAAGTCTCCAGCGGGGAAAATGGTTACGTTGTCACTACTTGCAGCACCGCCAAATTTAGTTGTCGCTTCATTTGCTAACTTTGCTGCCGTAATTGAATCATTGGCAATCAAAGAAGAGCCAATTGTTCCAGAAGTTAGCTTTGCAGCAGAATGATCAGGAATGTCCGCTGCAACTAAAACATCACCTGCAGAAACAACACCTTTAGAAGTAACTGTAACTTTGGTGTATGTTCCAGCAGTTACCGTGTTATCTATTGACAGATTACCGCTTGCATCAACAACAAGACCATCACTAGCAACAACAGCACCTCTGGCAGAACTTGTCGCAACAGGAAGATCTGATGACGAAATTACACTGCCGCCAGTAATCAAACCATTGGCATCGTAAGTAACAAGATGTTTAGTGCTGCTAGCAGTGACACTATTAGCAATCTGGATCGTGTCGGTACTTAAAGAAAGCCCACCGCCATTAACGATGACGCCACCTTTTGCCGAAGTAGTTGCAGTCGGTAAATCACCGCCATCAATCGTGCGATAACCAACCGTTCCACCAGATCCCACAGGTCCAGCAAGAAACTGTGCTGCAGAAGCAGTGTTATCAATTGAAGCTGTGACTGTTGCCGTTCCACTGCTTACAGCTGTGGTGATATTAATAATGCCTGCTGTAGTGTCAGTAAAAGCATTGACGGAAGCAGGTGCTTTAGTATTCAACCATGTAGTACCGCTCCAAACATATAGAGAATTATCGTCGGTATCTAGAGCTAGCTGTCCTATAAAGCCACCAGAAGTGGGTAGCGTAGATGCAAGAGCTACAATTACATTATCTGCAATCTTTGTTGAAGTGATCGCATCAGCAGCGATCTTGACTGTTGTTACGCCTGAATCAGCTAATGCTGCTGTGGCAATACTGCCAGAATCGAATAAAATCTTTGCGCCAGGGATCGTATTGTCGTTGATCAGCGTGACGCCATTGGCAATCAAATCGCCAACCGTAAGCTTTGAAGTCTGTGAAGCCGATGAATCAACAACAGCCAACTGGTCAGCTGACGCCAAGTCAGAACCGCTTAGCGCAGGCAGTTGGCTAATTTTTAGATCAGACATGGGCGTTTAGCCTCCAGGGCTACAGTCCAGAACTTTCAGTCAATAGCTTAGCTGAGCTGTCCTGATCCAAAAGTATCTCATCACTATCTTCCTGTAAAACCTTGGGTGGATCGGTTTCCAGCTGTACTTTCAGCTCAATTGGACCTGTAGTGACGAAATCCGCTGTAATCTCGACAGCTTGATCAGCAACGAACTGAATCGCGCAAGACGTTAGAACACCTTCAACCTCATGCCAAATCGAGTCGTTGGCTGCAAAAGGGTTATTGCCGGCAGTTTGACCAGCTGTTTTGATGTAAAACTGCCCGATGAACCGACTGCCAACCTTGGTACGCAACAGCAACTGCAGCAAATACTGAGGCAGTTCTTTCTCGGTATCGCCTGTGTACTCCCAAAAACACGTAACTTGCCCAGACCCAGACATCAAGCTGCTTATCTGCGAACGAAAACTATCGGACAAAGAAGTTGTATCTACTGTTTCGCGTTGAGTATTTAGCTCATAACTTCTTACCTGCGATAAAATTCTAAATTCCGCAGACTGTATAATTATTTTAATCTGTATTGACGCACCAGGGGTTGCAAGTGTTGTGGCATTTGCTGTTTTACCGTTTACTGCGTCAGCAAAAGAGTCATAAAGACGTATTCCGTTTAAATCGTCAACGTTGATAAATTTTCGTACCGCTCTTGCTGAGTAACCACTGATAAAAGACAGTGCTGCATTGGCTTTATTGCTAATTCTGATTTCATCGCCTGTCAACAGTTGACCTGGCTCAAAATCAAAACTGAAACGCTTTCTGTCTGTATTTACGTCACTAGGAACCACCGTTCCATCAATCTGGGAATCGTTGAACTGGCGCTTTAGCTCAACATTGCCAAAAGTTCCGAGGTAGATGCTCATCAGATGTTAACCGCAACTGGAGCGCCTTGGCATTGGAATTGAATATCTGCTGCCACAATATCGCCAACGGACATTGATAGAGATATGTTAGTAATAAAAACTCTCATATCAATAAATTTGCCAGAAGTTGTTCCATCATCTATGTTTAAACGTAATCTAAAATTTTTCAAGCCTAAGTCGGCTTCATTTTGATCCAATGAAGCACCATTATCAAAACCTGAACCAGCACTACGTGGCTTAAAAACTTTATTCAAAAAAGTGCTTGCGCTGTTACTAGCATTGCTTGTCCCTAGGACTTCTTGATAATACAAAATACGACAACTGCCTGTCGTTGATCTTCCTATAGGAACAAAAGTATCGTCTGTATCGCCTAAGGTTTTATTGCTAATTAAAGAGACTGAAGAACTTACGCTCCAATTCTGGACCTTTGCAATCTCAGTGCCAGGATCGCTGTTATTAGCCGTGTCATTCAAAAACAGCTTGCCAGTAGCGCCAGTGAAAACAGCCATCAGAGCACGCCAATCAGATTCACTGTAACAGTGCTACGGCCCAAAGCTACCTGTGCCACCTGTGGTGGTCCTTCATAGCGATAGTTGTTGCCCTGGGTTTGAGCGCCTAAAGCGTCTTTGTCGCCCTCCCATCCGCCGCGAGTTGGATTTATCTTTGTCCCATCTACGTTGCCAACAGCAAAAGTCTGGAACGTGCCTTGAACCGTGTCGTAATGATCTAAAAACAACTCGGCGTCGGCGTCTAAAATATTTGCATAGGTAAGCGACAGCTTCATATTGGTGCGTTTATCGCCATACAAAATCCTGTGCTCAGCGCCGTTTTGAGCCTTGTAAGTCTTGACTGGATAATCACCTGACTCAAAAGTGCGAGCGCTTGGCACCAAATAGTCCCCCAGCGCAAATGGTGCTGTGCGTCCTGCCTTAGTGATCGGGAAAGTCATGACTGAACGCTCCAGCCATCTGATCTTACAACCGCTAAGGCGATTTTGCTCTGCTGCTTACTGTCGCAAGGGTACTCAGAAGCAACAATATCAACAATGCCGTCTTGGGAGAAGGTCAACTGCTCAACAACATAGATATTTTGAGATACTTCGCTAGCTGTCACAGTGAATAAAATGTTGTAGTATTTAGAATCGTTGACTTTGCCCCCTGAAACCATTAACTTGCCTGTTTCAATTTCTTCGTCTGCCGATCTAAAATAAGTAATATCATAGCCTTCTAAATTGTCTGGCATATCTCGCACGCTTGTAATTACGCCAGTAGCATCAACCGTTCCAGTGTTTGCAGAGTTATAAGGAGTTGCTTCTGTCGTTACTTTGATAAAAGATCCAGCGCCAATGTTTAAACCTTCTGCTGTCGTAGAAAAGTTTATTGTATGAGTCACATACGCCCTTAGGGCCAAGAAATACTTTGCTACTAAAGTCGCGTGACTTTTTGATGTGCAAAATTGCGTCAAATCAAATTCTTCTTGAGGTAACAAGCTGGTGCCAGGAGAAGAATAAATGCCGCTGTCGTCAATTCCTTTCACTTCAATAACTGCCTCTTCTGGCAATTGATTGGCGCGTTCTTGTCTATACCGAACAACAGCTTTGAATGCTCGACGCTCTTCCGCTCCAAGGTATTCAATCTTGTAGCTGCCTTCGAGAATGTTTCCAGCCGTAAAGAATGCTTCTGGATTAATACGATCTATACTTATGGTCCCATCGCTATTGACCGGGAAAGCAGGTTTTAATGAAAACTTGCCATTGACGATTGAAAAATTACATAAGAAATTCGGCGCAATGTCACTGAAGAATTGCCTTAAATTGGTGCGCTCAACGATTGGACCATTGAAGAACAAATTGTTTTTTACAAGAAATTTAGAAGTCAGCACCAAATCGCTTCTTTCGACCATGTAACTTCTGTTGCCGTCCATTCCCAACAAACCACCCGCTCCAGCGGTTTGGTCTGTAAACATGAAATACATCAAATCTGTCAACAGATTGCTAGGACCATGCGTTGCAGTATCACCGTAAAAAGAACTGGAAAGACCAACTGTTGGATGCAACCGCTCCACTGCTATTCCGTTCTTTAGCCACACCCTCATTTGATCAAGAGCAGTAAAATTACGTCCTGCTTTAAGTGAAAAACCAGCAAGAGTTAAGTTAAGCATATTGGTAACACTATCGTTTATTTGCACTTCGTTTATGTACACAATTTCGTGTTCAGGCGATGAATTGTTTGATTTTTCAACAAAATTGCGATAGGCACTGATGTCTGAGACTTGTGATTGCGATGCAAAATCAAGCTCTGAACTACTTACAGGGTCGGTAGTTTGTTCTAATTTTACGCTGCTAATTCTGTAGTTTTGTCCAACAGAGCTGTATAAAGTGCGGAATGGATTGTTGCTGCTTACAACGCGAAAGTCTGAAAATATTTCGTCAACCTCCCACTTAGCTATTGTTGTGTCTGTTCCTTCGTAAATTCGAGTTACTTCGCCATTTGTCCAGCCTTGGCTTTGACCAACAATTGGAGCTTTGAAATTTACAACCGTAGCTGTTAAATCAACAGTAATTTTTTTCAGCCCTTTAGTAAAAACAAATGCTGGGACAGTTTTTTTATCGGTAGCCTTAAGGTTGCCTATCGCTCCAAAAACTTCGTAGCGCCATGCTTGTGATCTAGCAACTAGCTCCACGTCTTCAGTGATCCTATTCACTTCAAACCTCATGCCTGAAAACGTCATCGTTCCATCAGGGTTATTATTTACAAACGGGTTTGTATTTGGGTAGCTTGACTGACCACTTGCAACATCAGTGCCCTCAGATCCTCTCTTTATCTCAATCTCTTCTTTGGCTGAAAACCCTCCGCCACTGCCCAAGACAGTAACAGTTGATTCGCCGCTAAATGCCCAGCGATGAGTTTCGTTGGAATAAGATGCAGTAGTATTTTTCTTTTTTTGAATCTTCCACTGCAAGTGTAGCCATTTTTCTTGCTTGCCGTCTATATACTCGAATGTTTCAATATCAATGTATTGATTATTTCTTACGTCAGGGCTATCCGCACTTCCGGCAATTGCATAAAAGAAAGCAGACACCTTTCCTGTGTTAATACCTACATTCGCAATGTTTCTGTTTGAAGGAGGTCTGTCTAAATTTTGACCGATCTCTGCAATGTTTCCTGTTACTACGGCAGGAGAAGGAGAATGAAAAGCAGCTGCGTCTGGATAAGTAGGCTCCTCGACAGCAGAAATTGTTTTAGGAGCTTTTTTAAATTCATTGTTGCCTTTAAGTCCTGTTTTATCATTAAATTTTCTGCCAGAAGTTTGTATTTCTAGTACAAGTCCATTGCTTAAATCTACGGGGTCTACCTGAACCTTGTTTGATTCTGACTTGTCAGCAGTGCTTGTTGATTGATCTAGAACGACAAACGTAAATGATCTGTCCGTATCTCCAATAGCTCTAAACTCAGAGCAAGTGAAAGGAACAAATTTGAATTCAAGTTGACGCTGTAATTGTTCAGGGCGCTTCTCTTCGTCTTGGTTGATAAATTTGATGTAATTATATTGGGCGCTTGGGCTCTGGCCTTGGATTACAAAGATCTGAGGGAACGCTGCAAAAGTTGATCCATTGTCCCTAGCATCTCTGACATAAATCCTAAACATCGAAGAACGACGGATTGTTGAGTTTATCGTTCCATTGTTTATTTGTATGTTTAGTTCTTCAGAGTTTTCTACTTCTTTAGGGGAGGGCAGGTTTTGAAAATTGCACAACCCGTTTAAACGCTGAAATACAGTGCTCTTAAGCCCAATCTCAGTGATAAATGCTGGCCTGTTGTTTTTGATAGTCGCAATCGCAACTTGCGTTAAAGGGAAAAATCCTTCGCCAACGTTAATTGATTGATCGCCAACACCGCTGTCTCCTATAAATGCGTTGCCATCGCCCTGCGGCTCAACGACTAAATCTTTGCTGACAATGCCAATTTTTTTGAACATTGAAGTTGATGTGTCTACACATTCCATTGTTATTCTTTGGTCGTTTTCGCCTCCTCCTGAAGGCTCAAAATTTCGCAGCTTTCTCTTTGTTACCTTCCAAATACTTCCACCAATCATAAAATGCTCACCAAGCTGCATTGCCCCGTCAGCCTCTTGCTGCAGTGAGCTGACAGTTGAATTTATGTCATCAACAGACGCTCCACCTTCTTCCCTTTGGTAAAAGTCTTCCTGTATTTTTGAGTTTTTTATTGAAAACACAATTGTGTCACCTTCTGCTACGTCTGTAATTACGGTCTTAAACGTCTTGTCAATAAATAATTTGTTGTCGGTATCGATGTTTTTCCTGTCGTTGTACTCAATAATTCCCATGCGGGGACTGTAGTTTCTTCCAGTGCCATCATGAAACTGTTCGATGATTGGCTCACGTTCTTTTTTCTCTGCACTTTTTGGAATGATCTTTCGATCTCTAAAAGACTGGCCATCATCAACCGCTCCAGATTCCCCCATCACTTTCATGCGCTGCAAAACAAGAACTTTTCTTTGATCTTGAGTGCTGTCTATTGCGATAAGATTTAATTGATAATTGACCCTAAAGTTTGTCCCGTTTGCAATTGGGCTGTGGCAGCCGAATGCTGCGGAATTTGCAGGTGTATAGGCATGACAGAAAAGTTGATTAGCCTCAAGCTCTCCTGCATCTTCGACCTCAAAAACATCGTCATCGTCCCCTTTGCCTACTCCTGGATCTCCAGAGTCAAGTGGCCCTCTTGTTCCATATTGCTTGTCACTTCCTCGAATACGAAAGTTGCCTGAAAAAGATGCCTTGTGCCAGTAAAAAGCAAAATTATCCTCAAAAATTGCATCTAGCGCATTGTTTCCCAGAAAAATTCCCTCAAGCTCTGGTTTGTCAATCCCAATATTATTTACGCCTTGCTCGCCAACAACAAACATAAGCTTGGCTCTTTGCGACGTTCCATGGCTAAACATCCGCGACCAAATCAGCTTTGGCGTAACCAGCATTCCGCCAATATTGTTTTTATACATCCCAAAAATTATGGGAACAGGCGAGGCATAATCTGCTAACTCTGCAAGCGTTTCAAAGCCGCGTGAAGGCGTAAAGCGATTGGCCCCTGTAATGCTGCCAAGATCAGTAACACCACCGCCTTGAGCGCGTGGCATCTTTGGCTTTGGTGTCAGCAAATATGAAACACCAGTCAGCACAAGGCTGATTGCCAGGTTGATTAAAATTGCTGGCCCTGCAGCTCCTGCTTGAACGTCAGGGATATGGTCATACGCCGCTGGTCTTACCGCTCCACGCCTTCTTACCTCAGCTGTAAATGCTCGATACTCTTCCTCAGTTATTCCAATCGTTGCAATTAGCTGCCTTTCATACGGAAGCAATGGTACGTCGTAAATGCTCGAACCAATGACCACTGCACTTTCTGCGTCATCGGACCGATATACAGAATTCCCTTTTGCCATGTGACTGCAAATGCCCAAGATTGCTGCGGTAACAGCAGAATGTCCCCATCATACGCAGGCTTTTCAACTCGCAAACCCCACCGCATCAGATCCCGGCATACATCCCACTTACTCGCTTGATACCAGCTCTGCTTGAACGGTGGCTTGTCAATGCCCATCCGCTCCAATGCCCGATAGCACAGATGGATGCAGTCAATATGGCCGTCACTACCGTCAGCACCAAGCCGATACGGCATTCCAATTAGATCACTGCAGTCGGACATTATTTGCAATTGGCAAGTTGCCAACAAGTTTCTTGGTTAAAGCACGCCTTGGAATGTCCGTTCCAACAGCATCTAACACTGAGCTAAGTTGTAAATTCAACGATACGTTGTCCCAAGTTCCACCAGTAATTTGCCCGGTGTAACTATGTACGCTTTGATGCGTGCCGCCAGACGGATTGGATGAATCTACAATTAAAACTTCGACCTCAACAACATAATGATCTCTAATTGCTAGGACTGCCCATCCGCGAGATAAATCATTATTTGGGAAAACAAGACTAGCTTCCATACCATCTCCCGTACGGTTTACGGTTACACCAGAGAACCCAAACGGCACAAAACCATACGAGTTGCTCTCGTATGTCATGTCTTGATTAATAAAAAAGTTCTGAAAGCGGAACTGAACAAACAGCCCTTCAGTGTTGCTATTTGTTGACTCCCGCAAGGCATTGATCGTTACGAGCTGACCTAAAGCGTACTGGCTCATATTCCAATCCTCTTACGTGTACTGCCACTCATTTGTAAACGCTTCAGGGTTTGCTGTTCACCCTGTTTAGCACCCTGCTGTGCAGCTTGCTGCATTCCAGCCTGGAACTGATCAGCAGTCACGTAGTCAACGCTATTGATCCGCTCCACTGTGTAGCGAACATCGATTGGAGCGGCAACAGCAGTTCCGCCTCCTTCTCCTATGGCTTCAGCTGCACCAGATTCTGGAATGACAGAGTTACCACGGCTGCCGCGTGAATAACGCGACATTGCGGTACGCATTTTAGATTCTGGAATGACATATTCAGGCTCGCCACCTTCACCAATTAAAGCGTTAGTTGGTCGTGAAACATATCCACCTTCTGCAAATAATGACTTAGTAAGAACAGGGGAGGTATTAACATACTGTTGAATACCATCGAGATTTAAAGGGCTAGGACCAGCACTAGCGGTAGATCCAATGATGCTGCCAATAAATTGAATAGCCTGCGCCTTAATCGCAGCAGCAATAATCTGAGCTGTCATATCCAAGAAATGATCCGCTGTCTTTTGAAATAAATTTGCTAGTGCTTGTTGAGCACTCATGCTGCCGCTAATAACACCTTTGAATGATTCGCTAAAAGCATCTCCTATCGCTCCAGCTGCGGCTACAACTTGATTTACTGGATCAATTAATTTATTTAGCTCGCCCTGTGCATCGCCAATTGCGTCCTCGATTCTTTCCTTGTCTGACTTGCCTTTTCCAGGGCCCTCAGCCGCTTTACCTTCAATCAAACCCCTTTCTTCTTTTAAGTCATCTATTCGCTGCCTAAGAGCCTTGGCTTGTTCGCTATCTATATCAAGCGAAAGCAATTTTGCTTCTGCTATTTTAATTAACTCATTTTTTTGTAATATCAACGCAGCAACTTGTTTGTTATATTCAACGATTCTCTTTGCTTCAGCGGGAAGAACTCCTTCCATGATTAGGCGATTGTATTCCTTTGATGCCGCAAGGTTTGCTTCTTGACTGTCTCGAATTTGTTTTAGTGGAGCGACTGCATCTCTAAGAGCTTTTGCACGTTTTTGCTCTTGATCAAATGCGAGTTTTGCTTCAGCGTTTGTTTTAATTTGAGCGGCTAATTTTCTTTGTTCGGATGCCTCACTTTGGTCTTTTAGCTTTGCAATTCTTTCCAGAGTCTGTTCGTATCTTCCTTCTATTGCAAGCTTTTGGGCTTCCACAGTGCCTGCTACTTTGCTTTGCGCTAACTGCCGATCCAGGGTTGCAGTAAGCGAGCTGGCTTGCTGTTTTTGCTGCAAAAGTTGCTTGTTTTGTCGGCTAGTATTTTTAACACCACTGGCTATTTTTTTGTTTTGACGTTCAAATGCCTCTTCGACATCTCTAGCAAGTTGATTTTGTTTTGTTATTGACTCCTCTATGATTTGCCCTTCTTTTATACGAAGCTGTCCTCGATCTTTTATAGTGCCGTTTTCATCGCGGCCTACGGTCTCTATAGCTTTTTCAATGGCAATATCTCTTTCTCTGATAATAGCTGCTCGCTTTAAATTGACAAAACTTTTATTCGTATAATCTGTTTTTTGTCTAGCCAATTTTGTATTTATTTCATTTAATTTAGCGTCTTTTATCCCAAGAGCGCTTGAAACTTTTTTGAGCCTTAGTTCTTTTGCAGCAGCTTGAACTTGAGCCTCAGCTTCAGCCGTAACGCCTCTAGCCAATTCTCTAAGTTGATCTTCAATGCTAACTAACTCTGTGTATTGTGCTGGACTTAAACTATCTAAACTTGACGCTCCAGGTCCTAAAGCTCCTGATCCGTCGCCAAGTAATTCTGCTCTTCTTGTTTGCAACTCCTTAGCTTCTGGAGTATCTAAATTCATTCCTGCCGACAAATCATTGATATTTTTTAATGCGTCTACCGTAAAATCAACAAGGCCACTAAATAACTTTGAAGCCGCAGACTGCATAAGGGCCAAAGACCTAGACACTTGAACGCTTAAATCAGCAGTACCATCACCAAAATCTCTTAGGGATTGAACGCCTTCATTACCTACAGTTGCCGCTAACAATGCAGTTGCGGCTTCAAGAGCTTGTTGCTCACTACCTAGTTCCTGAATTGTCTTTAAAGCTTTTCCAGTCTCCGTGCCTGCGAAACCTGCTGCTTCAGCTAGTGCATCAATGTCAGCGGTAAGAGGATTAAGTGCCTGCCCAAGTGTTGCGCCACCACTAACAATTTGATCAGCAAACGCACCAATTTGCGTGCCGACAAGCGACAACGCAAATCCCATTTGACCGCCTGCTAAACCGCCAGCAAAGCCACCTATACCTCCACCAATAGCCGCTCCACCTCCTTGCCCAAACAGCAGTGGGAACGCACCACCAATAAGCCCGCTGCTGATTGCATTATCCCTGCGAGCTTTTCTATCAGCCCTTTGTGTTGCTATATCTTGCCTTTGTTTTGCTATATTTTGCTCTAATTTTTTAGCTGCCGTTAAGCCTGCTTTACGCTTAGCTTCTATGCGTTTTTCGCTGTCTTCGCGTATTTTTAAATATAATTTTTCGGCATCTGTGTTTAGTCGTATCCTACGAGTTAATTCTTGATCGAACTTTGCCCCTTCTGCATTATCAGCCTTTATAGCCGCGCTAAGTTTCGTTCCAATAGCGTCGATCTCTGCGTCAAGTCGCTTTTGAATTCCTCTGATTTTGTCGTTATTTAATTCAATAAAAGCGCGACGATCGGCTTGATTTACTTTGTTTGTAAGTTCTATTTTTTGTTGTGCAAGCCTTTGGGTTGCCTTGCCTTCGGCAATAGCTTCTGACGCCAAACCAGCAGCTCTAGTCCTAGCCGCTCCAGCTATTGGATCAAACCCTGGAGCGGGTTCTGGACCAAACTTAGGCTGACCGCGAAGATACGAACCAGTCATCGTGGTTTGTGAACCACGCTGCGTAGCGGACGCAAGTTCAGCGTTATACGCTTTTAACGCTTGAGTTGCTGCGCCACGATCCTGTATTTCTTGCCTGACTAATTTATTATTTAAATCTTGAGCGTCGTTAGAAGCGATTAACGCTGTGACAAAACTATCTAAGTTTCTTTTGTATAAACCAGTCGCCTTGCCAGCCTTATCAGTCTCTATTTGAGTTTGGTTTAAATTTTCATTTGCTTTCCTTAAAGCTTCATTGTAAGAGCTTAAGTTTGCTACAGTAAATTCTTTCTTGTTTACCCTATCTACTTCATTGGCAAGACGCTCAAGCTGAGACTGAAACCTGTCAAGCTGCTTTACGCCCTTTACGCCGATCTCAATCTCAGCTCTATAGGCCACGACGGTTCCAGCGCACTGCGATGCCTAAGTTTAACGCCTACGACGCGCCTTATCCATTTCCTTCTGCCGCTCCTCGTTGATTACGCTGAAATACGCGTTCCAGCCAATCAATTCCTCTTGCGTCATTGTGGCGCGAACCTCTGACAAGCTCATGCCAAGCTCTTTAGCAATGCCAAATTGCAGCATGAGCCAGTTATCTTTCCGAAGCTCAGCGCTTAGGACTTTGGGTCGATAGCCTCTTGTTCGTCGTCAGTCAAAATTGCCAGCATTAAAGACTGCAAATCCTTGTCCTTCACTTCGTTTTTAAGCACATCAATTTCACCAGGCAAAAACAAAGCACTGCCATTTTCATCTTTAGCTTTACCAATTAAAAGCTGCAGTGCAAACGCATTAGCATCCTCCGATCCAGCACGCTTTTGAGCGCGTTCACGCTCTGCCATCGTCAATGGCGTAACCCACATCTCAAATTCTGTGCCATCTGAAAGCTTGACTGTCTTCTTAGCTGCTTCAAGATTGGCTGCTTTCTTAAGGCGGTCAATGGCGCGAACTGCCATACATGCTCACTTGGTTGTACTAGCACAATAGCATTAAAAAAGCCCCCGACAATATCAGGGGCTCTTGCTATCAGCTAACGATCAACTTTTAGCAAAGTCGAAAGTAGGTGCAGTTGTGGGACGGAAACTGACTGAAACAGTCTGCGCGTCATCTGGCGTAACCGAGAAACTTGCAGAGGTCAGTACAGCCTCAAGTTGAATGGAACGACTCTTTGTATCGTCAGGCGTGCCAGAAGACAACACCGTGTCCATATACAACTTAAATGTTGCACCAGCTTGCTGACGCTGCGTTACGTCCTCAATCAAACGAGCAGAGATGCCGGTGTCATCATCTGTGAAATACACTTCCGCAGATCCAGTGCCGTCAGCAAAACCAGAGATGAACGTACGGAATGGAGCGGTTTGACCCAACGTTCCACCAATACTGGTGGTGTCAATCTCTTCGCGGTTTACCTCAAAGCTCCAAGAACGGACATTTGCGACTGACTGAAACTCAGTAAAGTTGATCGCAAAGTCGCTGGTGCCATCAGTACCATCGCTACTTAATGAAAGCTCAGTACCGCCTGCAGTAGCAGCAAACGTAGCAACACCAGTTGCAGCCACGTAGGTTCTGATAAAGACAGGGGTGCCTTCAGTTAAACCACCAGGCAGAGTGCCGCCACCAGCAGTAAACGAAACTTTGTCGTCTACCTTGAAATTCAAGAAGGCACCAACACTAATGTTGTTGCTTCCGCTGGTGACATCAGCAGCTTTGAACTTGCCAGATGTACCGGCAGGCTTGTAATAGAGGGCTCCAGAGGTGCCCGAAAGGACGGTAGCCATTCGTAAAACGGAGAATGGTGGACTTTACGGGCGGAACCCGGACTCATCCAGCTTAGCGCGTCAACCGTGAAAGATCTAACTTTGCTCCTCTGCAACGAAAGACGTTGTTATGCGTCCCATCATGTGAGGACTGGCTTCTGTTGCTGAAAACGTTGGTCCGTTTATCGCACCAGTGCGCAGATATATTCCTGAGCCGTCCCGCGTCGAAGCGGGTAAAGCTAAAAGCGTTGTAACCACAGTGTCTAAAAGCGTTTGATTTCTTGCGGGGCCTTGACCCTTTTCGCTGTAAATACGAATAACAATAACGCCTCGCGGATAGTCAAGGTTGCCCGTAATAGTTGTTTCCGTTGTTAAACCAAAAGTAATATTTATTCGGACGTACTCTGTCGTAGTGTTTGCCGGAGCAGCGGTAATATTGTCAAAAAAGACCGGTACAGCTGGCGAAAGATTGTTAAAAGCCGTCAAAAGAGGGCTTTCGATAGCGGCTCGAATTGCTTGGTAGTTCATCGTGGAAATTTTTTAAACGCTTCTTGAAAATTTAGTTTAATTGTTTTGTCTAAAGCGCCTCCTTCGAGATAAGTGTCATACCAGTCCAAAGGAGCAGTGCTCAAGTTGTCTCCTTCTCCTTCAGCAATATTGCCTCGAATGTTTTGTTGACGATTCCCGCGTTTTATTTTTGATTCATCTTGCAAAGGATCTTGCCCCGGATTCCGAAAATCACCGTCAGTGCCTGTTATACCCTGTTCGTAATCAATTGCAATTCCAGCGTCAGGGTCAACGTTGTAAATATTGTATTTAAACTCGGGCTTGCTCCATAACTCTTTGCCAGACAAAAAGGGTGCAATTACTTTTTGAGGCTGACCTTCAGCCTGAGAAGGATTGCTTTTCTCGCCACCTGAAGTCTCAATAACCCAAGAATTGGAAAATTTACCTGAGTAAAGAGGGCCTGCCTCTTGCAATTCGCTGACTATTTTTTCAGCGCCTTTTCTTATGTCCCTAGACAGCCTGCCGTTGACCCAACGATCCCAGTCTTCAGACATGCGTTTAAAGCCCCTTGCCATTACTGCGGCCTCGCAATGATTGTGTGAAGCAAGGGATCCTCACCCCTAAAGCTCAGCACATTTAAAATCTTGGCTTCCCTGGTCGCACCAGCCTGTGAATACTGGATACGATCAGCCTCAGTTGGATAATAAGAACCCAACTCATCGCCACCAATAATTACTTTGATGTCAGTTGTTTGATAAAGCCCGTCGTTTTCTCTTGATGAAACACTGGAAATTAAACCCTTCAACACCACAGACGTATCCGCTCCAGTAACAGCACCTGTTGCTGGATCATAAGTGCGTGGTGTTGTTGTTTTGACTAACGTGATGTCTTGACCCCAATCGTCCAGTAGATCTTTGGGGATTGACTTGAAAGTGTCGTCTACAAGTGACATATCAACCCCTCACCACACGAACTTGATAAGAGCCAGAACCTCCAGAACAATAAGCACCAAGATAAGACTGCAACCAAGGATAAACGTCGAATACGTTATTAACAGTTCCGACAGCCTGACTATCAGTGTTGTACTTGACTTTGAGGTCTCCAAGCTCGACTTGCTCGTATAACCCCTTATCGCCGGTAGTCCCTGTAATCGCGTCCGTGTCATTGGCTAGCTCAAAGGCTAGTAAATATGTAGCCTTTTTGATTGCGTTTGGAATGGCAGAACATGTAAGTTCCACCCGATCGACATGATAATTATTGCGCGGCCATTTCAATGCTTGGCCTGAGTCGCAACGATCACCATAAAAAACCAACGTGTCGATCCAGCCTGTTGCTGAAATCAATGCACGATTTTTGTTGTCATCTTGCTTGTTGTCCCATTGCGTGCTGCTTGGAACGGTTTCAAAATATGCGTCGGCTTCAGCCAACGTTACATAGCTGTTAGCTGTCTCACTCTTCAGTGTGGCGTTGATCGTGGCAGCCATAGCGCAAAAATAAGGTGGCCCCACCTAATGGTAGGGCCTTTGCTCTGATTACGATCAGATGGTGCTGGTATCCAGCGAAGAGTTGACAGTCAACTGAACCATAGGGATCAGATCAATGTCATAGGTGGCAGCCCACTTGTTAGCCGTTGCCAAGTTGGCATTGGTTGGGTTGTCACCAGCATCAGACCACTTAGTGCCCATCACGTGATACGCCGTGTGGTAATCCACTGATAGGACGTCTTGCTTCGAGAGCACGCTGCGCTCAGCTTCGATCCGAAGATCTTGCTGCACACCTTCAAGGATGGTGCCTGATTTAATCAGGTAGCAATAGAACTCGCGTTGATGACCGCCAGTTCCAGGTGCAACAGTGTTGACTGCAGAATCGATGATTACATTCATACCGGCAAATTCGCCAATAGAACGCGCACCAACGCCAACTCCGCCACCGCCCCAAGTGACTGCACCGCCCGTAGACAATGCAGAAGTAGAGAAGGTCAGCATTCCTACCTGATACAGGTAGTAAGCAACAGAAGGATGGACAACTAAGGTGTCCAGCTCTTCTCCACGTTCTCCAAGCTTGGAACGTGCTTCTGCCACTGTTGCAGCAGTCAAGAAGTTGTCTTCGTTAGCACCAGAAGCAGCAGCTTTACCTTTGTCCAGCGCATTGGCAGACAAAGCAGTGCCAAACAATCCAGCAAGATGAGAGAACAGACGTGCGCTGTTCAACTTGTTGATTGCATCAGCAAGCTGATTGCGGATGTGAAGCATTGGATCTTCACCAGCAGCCAAAACCGCCATATCATCTACTGCATACGCAAATGCGCGATGGCAGATAGTAGCGATTTGAGTGCCAGTACCGATTTTCTGAGGAGTCAGATAACCAGCGCCACTGGTGCCCCAAGTGGCTGTACCGTCCAGAATTTCCTCGGTGGGAGATACGGGATTGAACTCGGGAACTTGAATGCGGGTACCGCCTTCTCTTGAATCGAGAAGAGCGTTACGAACAACAGCACCAGACTTAATGAAAAGACTGCGCTCTTTGATTGCCTCAGACACATAAGTGCTGAGATTATTCCTTTTTACGATGTCCGCCAGAAGGACACCGCCGGAATAATTCTGAAATGGTGCGGCCATTCCTTATTCAGGGATAAAGTTTGCGGGTGTTCAAGTCACAGACTTGAGATGGTGTCCCACGGGGACTATTTACCTGCCTCTCTCTTGAGCACAGCTGCAAGATCAGGGTCGGTATTTTCCAAGGCCATTTGCCTCGTTAAGTTCATACTACCTTCTATCCAAGGATTAGCGACGCCTCCAGCACCAGAAATCCCAGTAACTGGTTTTGCACCCATCCCAGCTTGAGTGCTGGGCTTAAAATGATGCTCGTAAGAAGAACCAGGGTTTTTGAGCTTCGCAAGATAGACATTGATGTCTTGCTCAACGCCACCATCTAAAACTTTGACAGTGCCGTCCTCAGCTTTCTTGAGGTTGGTTTGAATCAATTGCAGCATTTGATCTGAATTGATCGCTCCAGCTTGGTTGATCGCTGAAAGTGCAGCGTTTTTCATGGCTGCTGTCTCGTTAGATGTCCGAAGATCAACTAACTGACGCTCCAATTCAGCTATCTGCTGGTCTTTGGTTTGAGCAGTTTTGTTGGCCTCTTCCCAAAGATCCTTCCACTGCCCTTGATCCTCAAGCGTTTTGCGACGTTGATCGTCTTGTTTTTTGTAAACGTCGTCGAGTTTTCCTTTGATGCCTTGGAATCGTTCCTCGGCTTCAGTGGCACGTTGTTGAAGCGCTTGAATTTGCTGCTCGTAACCAGAAACATCGACAGCAGGAGTTTCAGTCGCAGCCACTGGCTGTTCAGAAGACGCCACAGGCGTTTCCTGGATGACTTGTTCTTCCATTACTAAGAATTAGTTGACTTCTCTACTTTACTACTTTTTGCCTGTTTGGTTGTTTTTTTGGGCTCAGGCATTGGGCATTCATCTTTTTTGGGTGGGTTGATCTCCTCGAAACGCATTCCCATGGGAACAAAAGCTATTACTCTTCTACTGTACCGCTTGATTCCGCTTCTGCTGCCATAGGCAAAATTTCGCCTTGTACCAACATGTCGCGGAACTCTTCACGATCAATAATTTGATCTTGGAATAGCTGGCCCATTGCTGCAATGTCTTGCCCAATCAAACGTTGCAAGTCAAAATCACGACTAATCTTGACCTCAGGCGGTTCAATACCCAAGTAATTGGCAGCAAGGTTGTAAGACTTCTGCAAACCTGACTCAAGATCCATCGATACCATCGACAGCATCGAGTTCGTATCAATACGATCCAGCCTGCGAGCATCCGCAGATTCAGCTACAAATTTTTGCTGGCTCAATGTACTGATGCCTAACGTCGCCATTTGCTGCTGTAACTCTTGGATTTCTGATGTCTGCGCTTCAAATGCACCGTTTGAAGGCTGCACGTAATAAACCTTGTTACCCGGTTGTGTTGCCATCGCATAATTCACACTAATCGCCATGTCTTTTGTCTGATCGTCCCAACCCTCCAATACCAACATGGGCTGGCTGGCAATATGCAAACTATGAATCAGATCAGCTTGGCGCTGGAAATGAGCCAGATTTAAATGCGCTATGTCCAACAGTGGTGGACGACTTGTCATTGTATCTTTTTTATCAGCATAAATTGTTACCAGCGGAATCTGCCCAAGTGAAAAATCGCCTGATTCAACCAAGTCGTACTCCGCTGTAGCGTCGGATTGATCGAATGAAGCGGGGTATGGAAATGGCCCTTCCATTTCTTGCTTTTTCTGTTCCTGTCTAAAGACGCGATAACGACCTGACTCAATAACACGGACTTGGTCATAAACTTTTTCTCCGAACTCTCCATCGGCTACAACTGCTTTTTCACCAATTCGTACTTGAGTAAGATTGCCATAATTTGTTTCCCGATCTAAACGCCATCCATACACATTGGTTGGATCAACCTCAATCCAATATGGCCTACGGTTAAGAGCACGCTCTTCTGCCAAACTCCTTGCGTCTGATGGAGCGGGAAAATCAACAAGAACATGTGAATGCCCATAGGTCAATGCACAAGTGACCAATCGACGTGCATACTCATCTAAATCAGAACCGCAACCATCAACATCCTTGTTGAAAACTTCGGTCCAATAAGGCGCACCAGTTACACTGATGGGTTTGCGCAGAATAAGTCCTGCTGCTGCTCGGATTAAACGCTGCGTATAAGGCGTAAATACAGCACGGTTTACACGCGCCAAATAAGCCGTGTAGTCCTCACGTGGCTCTAACGGTAAAAATGTCTCGCTATTCTCTCGAAGGTATTCCGTCCCAGATACAACGGCTTTCATAATCTCCCAGCCTTTCATCTGGTTGATTACTGCTCGCGTACGGACAAATGGGCTGTCAACACTCCCCATGTAGGAGCTGCTAACCAAACTTGTCCTGACGAGCCCTGGAACGGAGTAAGTCATGTCACCACTTTACTTTGTTAGCCCAATATGCGGCACTGGTTTTGCCCTTGGCAATGTTTTTTGCATGACGCTTCTTGAATGAAGACCTTTTATCCTTCATGGCTTGGCTTTCACCAGCTTTTGGCTTGCCCGCTGTCTTTGCTCCCTGCTGCCCAAATCGTATTAAACGATCCTTACCATTCTCTTTGATCACAACAGCATGAGATTTACCGCTGGAATGTCCAGGAGTAGAGATTGGTTTGTTGTAGCCATCGAATGTATGGCCTCCTCGTTGGATTTTTGCCATTACTTTTTACCCTTTGGTTTACGACGTTTATGCTGATACCCTATCTTCTTTGAACTCGTTTTCTCACGCTTGAATCGCGCTTTCTCTGCAGAAGACATCTCATCAGACGTTTTTGGCGTCTTTGAAGAAACTCTCTTGGAAGGTCGACACGCTGGATAAGCACGATCCTCCCCCTTGGAACGACCACAAGGTTTCCCGGTCTTTATATCGACCCATTTCTCATCAAACCAACGCCCCAAGCCCCCTCGCGACTTATTTGGCTTTTTTGGTTTTGCTGGTTTTCGTGCCTTTTTTCGTTCCGCCACTGGTTGCTTTCCGATAGGTGCCGCCACGCTTCTTATATTCGCGTACCAACCACGCATTCGCATACGCACTTGGATACACGTCAAATTTGCGCTTCGCTTCGGCCTTTACACGACTGTAAAGCGCCTTATTTGTTGGGACGTTTTCACTCGCCACAACGACACCGCATCTTCTTGCTGCCCTTCTTTACACCCTTCTTTTTCTTAGGTGGACGGCCTTTCTGAGTGCCGTATGTTCCAGGGCCTTTGGGCATGACAAAGACAAATGACTTGCCCTTATCCTAACCGCTTAAATGGTTGCGGACTAGAACCGGCTCTCGCGCCTGCATCCCTCACTCCTGATCCGCTGCAAGAGACCTGTGCAACCGCTGTAAAGGGTTACCTTCATATCCTAGTAGATCCGATAAGAAGTCGTACCCAATGTCTCCGGTTTCGCAAGGTTGAATTGCTGCAATACCAAGTACCCAAATGCGTCAAACGCATGGTCCACTCCTAAATTCTTGTTCGGTAAACCCGTTCCAGGTGCATACGTTAACGTCCGAAGCGATTTTATTAGCTGCTTACATTTTGGATGGATCTTTACTCTTCGCGTTCCAGCAGCATCCATTAATCCTGTGTTTACTGCCGTAATCTTGTCCCGTATCTTC